GTATGTAAGTAACACCAGAAATGTATTTACGCCAAACGATTTACCACTACCTCTACCACCTGTAATTACAAAGTACCTACTTGGGTCTCTGAATAGCGGATTGTATTTAGGATTCAGATTTACTTTCTTCATCTTTTATTTCAGTAGCTTCGATATCAATAGTTTCTTCTGGTTGTAGGAAAGATATTACAGGAATGTGAACCTCTTGCTTTACGTTAATATCCTTTTGCTCTTTTGGTTTACCATACTTGTATTCCCACAGTAGGCGCAAGTGTGCAAAGGATTCTTTACTCATTTCGGCAAGTGCTTCCCACGCTTTCTTCTCACTTCCAAAGGCACGCTTCATTGAACCCAGCGCAAAGTTCTTAATGTCCGCTTCTTTAGCTTTAGGCTTCCTCCCCTGCCCTCTGGATACTCCCTTTACAGCACCGTTATTTCTGCGCCCATCTGAATAGGGAACGTGTGGCTTCTTCTCTTTCGGCTCTGGCTTTGGCTTAATTGGTATTCCTAACTCCTTTTTCTTCTCGTCTGATATTAGACTTCTCTTCTTTGGTCTTGGCATGTTTAAATAATAAAGTTCAAAGTAATCCGTTTAATTTACTGATTTACAATCCACAATATCCACTATCACATTCATTAAAGTCGTCATCAAATAGTTCTGCTTGTTTATTCCAATTCTTTATGTCGTTATATGATAAGTTCTTGTCTTTATACCATACGTCTTTATTGTGTTTAATTCTTTCTTGCTCTGCAAACCATTGTATTTTATTAGGGTGCTTATCCCACATCTTACGTATCAGTAATGGGTTTTTATGAAAACATCCTACACAGTTATTCATCCAAGCAAATCGAACGGGTTTATCTTTCCAAAACTCCTCTATATGGTCTTTGAATATGTTGTCGCTTATTAAGGGATATACAGGTTTTTGCCATTCAATTATACCCCACTTGTTTCTTGTCTTTCTTTTACCAACAATAGCTTTCATTTCTAAAAAACCATTATCATTTGTTTTCTCTGTTGTTCTCTTTGCTCTATGTTTTTCGTTTGCCCGAAAACCTAACCTAAATTCGCAAGGTGTATTTAATTCATTTCTCCACCAATCAAACATAGGTTGCATTTTCATCTGTGTGGTGCAATACCTCCGTAATGGGTCTGGTAAAGTTCCAGCACTACCTAAAACATCATCAAAAGTCTTTCCTGTTACCCAAGTAATCTTTCTACCTATATACTGTTCAAGGTCAAGCATAGTATGTATTATAGTGTCATCTTCCAACGTGCCTATGAATGGTGCTTGTATTCTGTCCTCTACTTCTTGTCTTAATTTCTTGTCAGGATAAATACAGTTTTTGTCATCAGTTCTTACTAATGCAAACACATCATAATCAGCAGGATAATTAGCTGCTATGTAACTTGATGTTTTACCGCCCGATAAACTATTTACTGTTTTCATTGATTGTAATATCTATTCATCAAGGTATCAATCTGCCTGTTGTAATACATGATTACCTCATCGTTGTCCTCCTTCTCTTTCGCCAGTCTTAACTGGTCTTTAAAGTACGACATTGATTTTACAAATGTTTCTGCTTGTATTTCCATTGTTTTATATTTTATGCCTTACTCACAAGGGTGCAATAAACATCCCTATATTTATAACTTGCTTTCAGGCATATTGTTTTAATATATTGAACCACTTATTCCTTCTGAACAATGGTAAACTTTTGTTTGTTGGTTTCTCGGTTGAATTGCTTTTGGGCGTAAATACTCAACCTCTTTCTTCAGTTCAGCTATCTCGTCTTGAAGTTCTTTCATCTTGTATTTCAGCATCGTGTTCTTGTCTTTAAGTTTTTCCTCCTCTGGTATTTCAATGATGCCATCTATAACATTCATAACTCTATTGAAGGAAGAACGAAACATCTTGTCTTGTTCGTAATCTCTATCAAACATTTTAGTTTGGTGTAGAACAGTAGCGTGGTCTTGTTTTAGCTTTAGCGTTGCACCAATAGCTTGTAAAGACATTTTTGTGTGTAGCTTCAATATACTGTAATACATTCTTCTTGCGTGTACCACTTTCCTTTTTCTTGTGGTGTTATCTAAACTAACGCCAGTTTCTTTCTCTATTATATCTCTAACTCTCTTTATATCTGTGTCCATCTAATTCTTTTTTATATTCGTTATATGCTTCCATTGCGCCTTGTATGCACTCATATTGCTCGGTGTCCTTGAAGTACTCCATTAGATACTTAACTTCACTTATAAGCAACATACCTTCTCTTAAAGATAGTAGTACATCTTCTCGGCACTCCTCTTTACTTTGGTGGAAACTCATTTTTATTATCTTTTGGCAACTTCTCGATTATAGCTTGGGTCATAGCATATATTGTTGTAACTGCTTTTTCCAATGCCTCAATCCTTTGCTGTTGCGTTAGCTTTTTTTTTCTCATAGCGTACCATTTATAGTGTACTGGTGTAAATCTAAACCACCTGCAATCCATTTATTATAAACGCCTACTGCATTATCGACAAACTCCTCTCCATCCAAGTAGAAGTCCTCGCTTACGTTATAGATACCAATATCTTTAGTGTCCTTACATATACATAAAAATACAAAATCTTTGTAATTTATGCCGAATAAATTGCAATAAATGTACACTTGACTTGCATAACCATACTTGCGTGCATTGTAAGGGAAGCTACCTTCTGCAAGACCACTTGTGCTTTTCAGGTCAACAATCATTTCTCCTCTGTTTAAAGCATCTGCCTTTGCTCTAAAAGGAATATTCATTATATTTCCGATAGCAGGTTGCTCGTATTCCAAACCTTCTATAAGTTGAACCGCATCGCTATTGGAATATATCGCATCAGCAAGTCGCATGGTTTCGTCATATTCCTTTTGCAAGAACGTCATTGGATTGTCGCTAAACGCCTCCTTGTATATCTTGGTGTTCTTTGTACTTGCATCAACAAAGTTAAGTTGACCGAACTTCTCAATCTCAAACACCGCAAGATGCAGAAGCCATCCTAATGTCATAGCACCTGTTCTCTTGTTTACAAACTTTAACGAGTTGTCGTATGCTTTAGGAGACTTGTTAAGTAACTTAACACTACTACTGCTCAAGGCGTTCTTACCTAAATACTCATAGTAGAACTCATCATTCTCCATTTGCTTTAAGATAGAATCTTTATCCCAAAACTTGCCATCTAATGTAACTATCTGATTACTCATCTTTCATAAATTGCAAAGGGTGGAAATCCATAAACACTTTGTTTAAAGCATCTGTTATAGCTGCTCTACGTTGTGTAGCCTTCTCACTATAATAGTGTTCATATTCAGCTTTCTTTTCTTCATACAGGCGTTCTAAACGCTCTCCGAGTTCTATCTGCTGTTGGTCTCTTTGCGCCTGATATTCCTCTTTCCACTTAATGTATTCTTCACTTGATTTTCCCATTATAATTGTTTTATTAGTAACTTAATTAACTTCTCTATTTTATTTAACGCCCAACGTAAAGGTGTGTCGAGTATATAGTGAATAATCATTAGTACACCTTCAAGCACCCAGAACATGAGCACAAGATGTATTATGAATACTAACTTCAGTAAGGATAGTGGGGATAAAATGAATTTAAGTAATTTGTCCATTCGTTTATTATTTGAAGCAAATATACAAACTATATTTTAATTAACAAAATATAAACAAAAAAAAGAGGCTGCCGAAGCAACCCCTTAATTATTTAATTTTAAAAATACTAATATGAAAAAAGATGCGTTATGTCAACATCTATGCAAATATAACACTATTTTTTATATATGCAACTATTTTTTTGGATTAAATTGTTCTTTAAATATCTTGTAGCATACAGCAAGTCGCTGGTCTCCATCCTTAAACTCTTGTATCATCTTGGCATTACCTACGCATCTGATTATGAAGTCTTTTTGATTCTCGTATTTCTTTGGTCTTATTAGTGGCATATTATAGTAATATATATATTTTAAATTGTTTTATCTGTTAAATTTGTTATGTATTTTTTGTAGCTTCTGCTTTACAGGTTTGAAACAACTGCTACAACTTGTGGGTTGCAGTTTATCATTGAAGATACGATTATAAACAGAATAAACCTCTTTAACCATACTACCGCTAATTGTGTTTCTTGACTTCTCAAAAAGCCATTCAATGATGTCCAGTTCTTCATCTGTTGGTGCATTGTATTTTCCATAAGGGAATAAATCGTTTAGTAATTCCTGTCTCTTATCGCAACCGCAATCCTCTCCTAAAACTGCTTTAGCTAATTTATCTACGCCAGTCTTACGAAACACTTTCTCTACGGTGTCTCCAAGTCCAGTTGACTTAATCTCTTGCGAACTCTTTTCTGATTGCTTCTTTGGCATTTTTTAGTGTGTTAAATATACTGCTTAAACTTATCTTGGTTTCTTTTGCAATGTGCCTCATAGACATACCTTTATGATAGTACAGATTAAAGATACCCCTGTCATACCAGTACCAATCCTCAACCAAGTTCTCAACTCTTTCAAATACTGCTTCCGCTTCTTTTTTTTCTTCGATATAATCCAAGCTATTCTCATACATTCCTTTAAAATTATCATCCGTAATCGAATCTGTTGAATGTACGATAGGATTCTTCTTGCGACTTGTGTGAATGTTTGCATAATATAAGTTTCTTAACGTAATGTAAATATAAAAGGTGTTGACTTCTGTATCATTGTACATAATTTTTTGAGGGTCTTTAACATAGTCAAATATCCTAATAAACATCTCTTGCACAAGTTCTTTCGCTTGTTCTTTGGATATCTTAAAAGAATACGCCATGTTGAACCAATCATCATATTTATTTGCGAGTTTTTGTAGCAACTCCTCTTTCGTCAACATAATCAATTACGTTTAAAATTTGCTCAAGTGAATTACAAACAGCATAATTACCTTGCCACTTCTCTTGAAATTCTACTTCGTCTGGTGTTAATTTCTGTTGACTCTTTGTTTTGTTTCCGTCTTTTAATTCAATCATAAAGTTATCGTTTCGATATCCTAATATCAAATCAGGCGCACCCTTACCAAGTTGGTGTGTATGCAGTACAGATATATCTAACTTTCTTAACTGTTTCACTACTTCTTTTTGATTAGCATCTACTCTTGCTTTTTTCCGCATCTTTGAACATCTATATCATTAAAGGGACTATACCCTTCAAAGTAATATCTCTGTTCTTTTATGTTAAATTCGATATTATCAACCTCTTGTGGAATACCTACTAACTTTTGTTTCTTAATCTTTTGTGAGCCAAATATAACACTTGTATTCGAGAAATCCAAAGCACGATAAGGTCTCCATACAAACATCACATTATCAGCTTTGTCTGAAAACGTACCTCCACCCTTAATACGATTCACATCAGGTTTGTAATATCTACCGCCTTCATCTTTTTGTGGTGTTACTTGGTGTGCAACTAAATTTACAGATATTTTATTATCAACTGCAAATCGTTTTAACTCACTCATAAATCTACTAATGTACAAATCCTCTCGTTCTCCTCTACCCATTTTATGTTGTACTGTATTGTACGGGTCAATGATTAAAGAACGAATACCTTTTGTCTTAACAAGAAACTTTGCACGTTCAAATATGCTGTCCAAGTTAAAATTCTTTTTAGGATATATTAAGAAGAAATGTCTCTTAACAAATTTAATTGCTTCAAGATATTCATCTTTTGTCATCTGATTATTTTTGTAGTATGGGTCAGAACTTTTACCAATATACATCTCAACCAAGTCATTGAAAAAGTCTTTCATCGGCATATTTTCAGGACTAAATACGCCAAACTTCCAGCCATCATGATATGCTTTAATAGTAGAAAGCTGATTCAAGAATAATGATTTACCTTCATTTTGATACCCTGTCCAGATATTAACTTCTCCACTACGCCAAGTCCAAGCATTATCTACCTGTGGAATGTAAGTTGTAGTACCTCTTTCTTGACCATTCTCAAAACCATCAAGCATTGATTCAATTACATCATCAACTTCAAATACACCCTCTACTTTAGGCGTTAAAGCGTTTTTAAGGCGGTTTCGGAGACTTTCTGTGCCTTCGGCTACCAAGACCTCATTTGCATCCTTAAAAGGTCTTAAATCGACTATTCTGCACTTTTCAGCACCAAAACGTCTAATGAGTTCTTGTTGCAAGTTGCGACCATTATCGTCATTATCTGTTGCAATATAAATAGCTGACGCCTCATCGAAAATATCATAGCAAGTAGTAAGACACTCAAGTTTCTTGTCAATAGATTTATCTCCTACGTTTGGCGCACCCATATTAACAGAAGTGTGCCATTTAACACCTGCTACCTCCCAACTTAATGAATCAATCTCTCCTTCACATATTACAATCTTCTCTTTACCTTTTACACCATCGTAATTGTATATGATTGGCTTGGCGTCTTTAGCTTGTGCAAAGAATTTACCATCGACACCACGCCTCTTATAGTTAATAAATTCGCCATTCTTAATATAAGGAAAATATACATCTCTGTCATTATTTGACGATAATATTTTGTTTCTACCTATAACATCATCAGTTATGCCTCTATCATTAAGAAACTTACGACCCTTTTTGGTCAAGTCTTTCATATTACTCTTATTGGGTCTTGTGTATTCTCTCATTCTCTCAAACTTCTTTACTGTTCCTTTCCAACTACACTTGTGGCAATTATAAATGCCTCTTTCGGTGTTTATTGACAAACAAGTGTCTTTCCAATGCTCTTTACCTAACTTCTTGCAATTAGGACACCGCACCTTTTGTTCACCACTAATATTCTTAACTTCAACGCCAATGTTAATAAATTCCTGTAAATACATTTTGTTGTTTCATTTTTATTTTGTTTTTTTTACAATTATATAACATGTTACGTATTATAACATGTATCGTATATAACATGAGTATTAATGATTTATAAGATGATACATATTAAGGTAATAAATATTATGAATCATATCGTAACATGTTACGAAAGGAATTGAGGATTGATGTAAATTCTACGTTGTTTACCATCAAAACCTAAACTCTTTGTCTCACGTCTAATACAGGCGTTCTGCTCAAGTCTATTTAAAATTCTATATAAAGTCCTGTCCTTTAGCGTTAAAGTCTCGCAAATGTGCTTATTTGAAGCGAAACAGTACCCTTTGTCTTTAGACAATGACTTGATATAAGAAAATACAGCTTTTTCTGTAAATGAAAGTTTACCTAAACCTTGCATATCTACTTTTATATAATTAGTTTTCATAGCAAAAAAAAAAGGGGTCTTTCGACCCCTCTCATATTTAGAAAGCAAAGTCATCGTCTGCGACTTTAACTGGCTCTGCCTTTGATTGGTTATTGTTGTTCGAGGTTGGTTGCCACTCATCAATGTAAACACTATGAGTTTTACCGTACTGGTCTGCTTCACGCTTCTTTGAAACGCCTAAACGTAAATAACGCTCTCCGTTATACTCACTCCAAAATTCTTTAACTTTGGATTCTGCGATAGAGATATTTACAATCTCCATTCCGTTGGGTGCTTGTCTACCCGTTCCTACATACTTCTTATCTGACATAATTTACTTATTTAATAATTGTTCTACTTTTTTACTTACTTTATATTTCTTGCGAATATCCGCTATGGTAACTCCCTTCTTAAACGCTTTCTTGGCGTTTTCAAACTTTACACCATTATCAGGAAGCCAATCTTTATTGTCATCCTCTTTAGGTTCAATGTTCTTCTTGGTGTTATCAAGAGTGTCATTGTCCTTTGTATCATCTATTAGAAATAAACCATTCAAGGCGTATTTACGTGCATAAGATGATGAAGTTCCAAATGATTGCGCTATATCCATACCCTTTTTATTAGGTTCGATACCAGCTTGTGCTTTCACTTCTACTACACCATCCATATTCTTAAATTGAGCAGTTGCTTCAACATAAGATATTCCATTGTCCATCTCTACCACTTTATCCGATAAATTAAGAACAACATTGTGTTCTACAAGTAGAGGTTTTAATCCCTCTAATATATCCTCACAACTTCTGTATTTGTATTTACCAAAACCATTAAATTGATTTTTAGGTGCTTTCAGTCTCCCCTGAATGTCAACCAGTTTTTCATAAATATTCATAGGGCAAATATATAAATTCCAACTGACACTACAAAATAATATCGAAATTATTGAAGTTTTCTTTGTATTCGCCACTTAAATTTAAGCTGTATGTTCTTTGACCTATGTTTTTTAAAACAAAGAAGCCATCAAGTTTTTCATGCCATACAGCAAAGTAGTCAACATCCTCATGTCTATAATGACTTGCATTAGATGGCTTTAGAAGCAACCTTCTGTGTTCAGATATATATTTAATTTGAATCTTAAATACACCTCCATCCTTCTCTAATATACAATCATAAGGGGAAGAATCTAAAAGTGGCATAGACACGTTAAATCCATTTTCAATAGCTATTGTAGCGAACTTGTATTCTGCAAAGCAGCCTTTTTGATTTGCGTTCATTCAACTAATATACAAAAAAGTGGCAACCTAAAAAGATTACCACTTCATGAAACAAAATAAAACAAATGAAAAACAGGGATAATCCTGACACGAAACAAATATACCCTATTAAATTCATAAAAGGGTATTGAATTTATAGAAGTTATTAACGACCTTGCCCTCTATATTTTTTCTTATAACCTTTTTGACCTACTGAAGCATTTTTTGAATGTACGTTTGGTCGCTTGGTTTTAGCGTTTGGCGTAAAGTTACTTATTATCTTCTTTGCCATTCTTTTTGCTTTTTTCCCAAGTTCTTCCAACAAAATACGCACCATAGACCGTAATGAGTAATGTTTGAAAAATAGGGATATATTCTTTCTGTATTCTGAACTCTCCAATGTTTCCATCGGTAAATGCCAGTGAGGTAAACATAACTGTAAGAAAGACCAAAGTAAGCGGTCTAATATTCTTTGACAACCAGCTATCACTCTGCATATCAAACTTCCAGCGTTCTGTAACTTGTTGTTGCGCATCTTTATCAGCTTCTTCTAATAGTTCTTGTATCTTTTGCTTGGCTTGTAGGCGTTCTTCTTCAGTAGTTGTTAGTTTATCTATAACACCACCTATATCTTTTATTAAACCGCCTGTAATTAGTTTTAGTAGCTTTTTCATTAGTAAGTCCAAATTACGTTTTTATCTTTGTCTGGGTCAATATCTATGTGTATAAAATTATCAGCAATACCAATTCGATTTATACCAACTTCAAACAAGGCGTTTAACAACTTAAAACGCATCCTTGAGTGGCGTACAGCTATATCTACTGCTAACCCGTTTAGATGGCTACTTTGCTCTTTACCACCAACAGCTTCATTATGAGCAGATGTCCTGAAACCAGAAGTGATAATTATAGATTCCCCTACAATCCCTCTTACTTCATCTAACATCTCAAGCAATGTCTTATCCATTAATTGACCGCTACCTTGTACGTCAGGACTATCAAACTCGCTGTAATTAAAGTACCTCACTTTTTCTTTTTAATTTCATACCACTTCTGAATTGTATATCCAATCGAAACCACAAGCAGTAATATTTTAAGACCATCCTCTACAATGTTAAAAGTGCTTACGGTCATTGCCGATATGTTAAGTATATATACCCTCAAAGTAGTTAAGTCCATAATTAACTTTTAAAAGACCACCCTGCAAAAGTGTGGACACCGTTACCTTCTACGTCTATTTCTTTAGAAATCCACCCGTATGGATAGTCAATTTCCTCGTTGCCTTCTTCATCAGTTTCAGTAATCTCTGATGCTTTCCATAGAACATCAACAGAGTACATATCTGCAAGTACAGGCGCAGTAAGTTCGTTACCTTCCTCATCGTATGTACCCTCTACTTGTACTACGTTGCCTAACTTAACAACAGTGTGGCTGTGTGATGGGTGTTCGTTCCCGTCCTCGTCTTCTTGGTGTGGTAGAGCAGCTATTCTTGTTTCTGCTAACTCTTGAGTTTCAAACTCGTACTTCTTAAATATATATTTCATTGTATTAAATTAACTTGTTAATGCTGTTAGTTCTGTTGGTGTTAATGCGGTGTTGTAAATTTTACAATCCTTTATCTTTCCGTAAAAAATGTTATTTGATAAATTGTGGTTACCAAAGCTAATTTTACTTAAATTATCTCCTAAAACATTGTTAATTGTACGAGAATTTACTTGCGTACCGTTTACATATGTGTAACCGTTTGACCCATCAAAAGAGGCTGCAAACTTATTATTTTGAGTAATATCTAAACCTGAAGTTGAACCACTAAAATTTGTTGTGCCGAGAGATGAAATTGTAAACGCATTAAGTTGATTACCAGTATTAAATTTCATTACAAACCTATCTGCACCACTCCCATTGTTTATAGTTATTTCTTTGTTTATGCCGTCACTTCCAAGTGCTTCTACTTCAAAATAAAAAGCCATTCCTTGCCTATTAAACAAACTTGTAAGCATATTATCTTGCACTAAAGTTTCCCCATTTCTTGTTACTGCACTTCCTTGTGTTGGTATTGGGGTTGTAGCGTAGCTTCCCTGCTCAAGCTGTAAACCCCATACAAGTATTTCTGCTGCATCTTCGCATTTTATTTGAACCCTACCTGAAGTTGTAGAAGATGTTACCGTAAAAGACAATCTCTGCCATTCACTTGTAAGTGTAGAATTGAATGTTGAACCTGTAATTCCACCACCATTTAACCCATCTAATCCCTTAAAGGCATTATCGAGGTCGCTTAATGTACCACTTTTTAACTTGAAGTACCCTGAAACTGTATATGATTGACCCGAAAAAATTGTTATACCCGCCTGTTGTATAAGTTCATTTGCACTTCCTGTCGTAGTGATTAAAGTGGCATTGGTACTACCATCAGGCGAAACACTGTCATTTGCAGTAATAGAAGCACCACTAAAAGCACTAAAACTTGCACCTGTATAATCTGTTATATCGTTTTTTCTACTCGGTTCAAGCAGCAAATGACCTTTAGTGTTGTTTAGAAAGTCAATTCTTGGTTCTTCAATGCCTACTGTTTCTATTAAACCTTGCTTATTTACCCTTGTTGCGCTTGACGGTCTGTCAAAGTCAAAAGGTAAGGGTTTGTAGTTGTCGTTTTCGGCATTATACGCAAGTAGCTTATCTATCTTTTGCGCCCAACTGCCATTTCCTAAATTAAATGTATTTGCCATTATTCTATTATATATAATTGTTGTGTAGCCATTTCGTTAAAACTCCTATAACTCGTTAGTGTTTCTAATTCGTCTTGTGTTAATGCCTCTTTGAAAAACATTGTTTGGTATACTTTAGCTTGAGACTTTAAACCGTTTCCTTGGTCAGCATACCTTATACTTTCCATTTGTGTGGTAAAATTAACTGTTCCACCTGTGTCTATATCGTCTGCAAGAAACCCATCTTTAAACAACACAAAGTTGTCAGTTTCGTAGCTTCCTGCAATTTTCAACCTTATGTTTTTTGGTGTAGGTGTATTGCAAAAACCAACACCCACAGTTGGATTACCTGAAAACACTTGAAATTTTGCTTCACCACTTCTAAAGTTTATAAACACCCTATTATCAAGTGCATTTTGGTCAGATATTGAAAACTGAAAATAATCAGTTAAAGTAGTATCGTATGGTATTTCTAAATCTATAAACAACGTACCTTCGTTTTGACTGCCTATTATGCCTTCTGCACCACTTGCAATTTGAGCATTATCTACTGAACGAGTTACACCATTAGTTTCGCCTTGTGTTTTAATGTACGATGTTTGGTAGCTTCCCACTTCCCACTGAATACCCCAAAACAACATACCACTTGAACCATCGCCTGTAACATTTGTAGAATCGCCTAACTCTACTTTAATCTGACCTGCAGAAGTTGGTGCTGTTTGATACGAAGCTATACATCTATACCAACCATTACCATAGTTAATCATAGAAGCTGTTACGCCACTATCAGCAGAAATTACGTTTCCGTTTTTAACATCAAAAAAAACAAAATGATTTGAGCCATCATAAATAACAAAGTGAAATTGCTTAAATAGGTCATCTGTAAATTTAGCGAAAATACTAAATGTGTTATCAGTTGCAGAATAAGTTAATCCTGTTCGTCCAAAAAAGTGAAAGCCTGTTGAATTACCACTTACTATTTTATCAGCCGTAACAGAACCATCAGGCGAAACACTATCGTTTGCTGTAACAGATATCAAAGTTTTATTCCAATATGATTGAGAAAAATCCTCGCTATATTCAATTAAATTAGTCCTCTGTGGCTCTAACAACAGCGTAGGATCGTCTTGTACTACTCCGTTTATAAAGTTATAGTTAAGTCTTGGCACGTTAGCAGGTATGGTTTCTATAAGACCATCTTTGTTTACTCGTGTACCATTAGTAGCACCTGAATACGCAAAGTCCCCTGCGCTTGTATTAGGCACAACAGAAAATAGTGTATTTATTCCTACTCCACTTGGTATTTGCGCTAAAGATGCTTTGTCGTATATCATTCTAAAGTGTATTCTAAATCAGTAGCCATTTGTGTAAAGCTGACCCAACTTGTTAAACTTTCCAACTCTGCATCTGTTAATGCTTCTTTAAATACTGCAAGTTCTTTTGCTTTACCAAAAAACAGATTACCTGCTACAAATGAAAGACTAAGTTCATCTAAACCATTGATAGTTCCACCGCTTGTGTCTTCACTTTGTAAAAAACCATCTGCATATAATTCAAAATTATTTGCTTTATATTTAAAAGCTACTTTACTAAATAGAGTTGTGTCTGTTATGTAGTTTAAAGTACATTGATAAACTCCACCCAGCCTAACCTGCGCAGTTATTGTATTTGAAACACTTGAATACCTTAATAATACAGAATTATTAAAATCTCCTCCATCGCTAATACCAAAAATTCTATTTGTATTATCATTCGCAAGTGCTGCAATCTCGGCGTACAAAACCCCTTCGCTATCGTTAAACAGGTCAGCATTACCGCTATTGTTTGCTGTTTCAGCCGAGCGTGTTACGGTTGAACCCTCTGTTTTAATGTATGAAGTGGCAAAGGAATTTTGTTCTAATTGCGCACCCCATAAAAATAATCCCGAAGTTCCATCTCCGTCAAAGTTAAATGTATCAGAACCTATATTATCTGCACTAAAACTGAAAATTAATTGACCTGCTGTATTAGAACCACTTGGGTCGAATGTAGCACTACACCTATACCAACCATTACCGTAGTTTTCTATTTTAGGACTATTAGCAACTAATTGAGTTGTTTGTTTTGTGTCAGACACAACACCGTCTTGTAAATCAAAAATAGCCATATCAGAAGGCGAGTTTCTCATTCTTAAAAATAAATACCTTAACTCACCTTTTTTAGCAAATACAGAAATTGTGTGTAATCCGCTTAATCCACTCAAGTTCCTTTGAATACTTCTGTTTCCACCTGTTCCGCTATCAGGAATATATTTTATAGCACCGCTTTCGTCTTTTGGGTTTGTGATACTTACAGATGAAGTAGTAGCATTTGTTTGTACATTAAAATAAGTTAATGCATCACTATAAGTAACTAAATTCGTTGACTGTGGCTCTAATAACCAACTACCAAATCCACTTGTGTAATCTATTCTTGGGATGTCTGTATCGTCTGTTATTAATTTAAAAGATACATCGTCTATTGAACCTATAAAACTATTGCCTCTAAATTTTAATGAATTAGTTGAACCTACTACATAATCAAAAGTATAAGTGCCATTTCCACTTACAGCATCTGCACTTCCATCAAAAGGTTGTCTTATAAATACCGAACCACTTACGTAATCTTTAATAGTAAATGTAAATCTATATAAACTTCCGTCAACAAAGTCATAGTCTTGTTCAAGAACATTAGAAACCATTGTACCATCTCCAATAGCTTTACCATCGCCCATTGACCACCCATCTCCAAAAACCCAATTCTGTCCTACCTCTTTTACTGATACGTTGTCTATTGATAGAGTTGTAGTTCCTATACACTGGAAGAATAAATCATCAGATATAGCTACACCATATTCAGTATATGTTCCGTTTGAAGTTATAGTATTCGAAGAATTAAAAGGGTATCTAATTTTTACCAGACCTAAAGAAAAATCACTAACAGTAAAAGTTATTTTATATGTTTTTCCAACAGTCAAGAAATTAGATTGAAGAAATCCGTTACCCGTTGGAGAATTAGTGTATTTTGCTTTTCCGTTTTCTATGGTGCAATTTGCACCCTTTAACCAATTACTATCTGTATCAAAGTTTCCGTTGGTAATAAGTTCACTACCTATTTCTTCGAAGTCCCCATTCTGTACAAGTTCTCCACTTAATATCTGTACATCTTCTATAAGTCCTTTCTCGTTTACTCTTGTAGCACTTGAACCTCTTGTAAAGTCAAAGTCGGCTTCCGTTACTTCTTTTACGCTTACGTTGTCTATTTTACCAGTAAAACCTCCAGCAGAAGCTAAACCTTTAAATCTATAAATTGTATGGTTAAATAAAGATTTTATATATTCGGTATATGTACCGTTTGAATTTCTAAACGTACCAATAGTACTTCCACCTCCACCACTAAATTGAAACCTTACATTACCATTTTCATAATCACTTATTGTATAAACTACTTTATATATTTTGTTTAAAGTAGTAGTTTGATTTTGATTTAAAAGCGTATTATTTGCTAAAACAGCAACAGCTTTACCACCACTAATACTCCACCCTGTTCCTTTTGTCCAATCACTATCTGTGTCAAACGTACCATTAGTAACAAGTTCACTACCAATACCATAAGTAGGTATAACAGTATTTATAGAGCCATTATCGTAAGCAGTAGGAGTTAAAACAATACTTGCCTTGTTAGATATATCTCTTAATATCTCGTCTGTGCCATCAGAGTTTTCGTAATTATCAGAACGCTTATACAGTTCGTTTGTTGCATCAGCATCAAAATAAATGTCACCCCAACCTAAAGGTTTAGGTTTTCCCCACTCGCTTCTGTGATATATTTCGTTTGGCATCTTGCTCTTTATTTAAGTAACACTTTAATTTTATTTCGTTATCCTTCTTTGGTTTATATTTACTTACAGCATCCATCCGTTAAATAAAGCGTTTTTATCAGGATATATCTCCTCGTTATTATTGCTATAATACTCTGGGAATTTACTTGGCGCATTAAAACTCATGTAGTCAATAAATCTTTGTGTATAATACTCGGCATAATCCCTCTCCTTTGCTGTAAGAGAGTCAATCTCCTCTTTTACCGCAAGACTACTATTTTCAGAGTTATGCTTGTAAACGCCACCATTTGCAATAGTATAAGCTGCAAAAGGCAGATACTCAACCATAGCGTAATGAATTAGCATTGGTTGCACATAATCGTTTACTAACTCCAAATAATCGCCTGTTAAAGTGTTAGCAATTATGTCTGCGCTAATCTTGTCGTACAAGTCGCTTCCTAAATAGTTCTGAATGTGAATCTCTTGTGCAATCTTAACAAACTGTATAAATTTATCTGTATCAACACTACCGTTTAAAGCAGTATTTTTTACAAGGTCATCTCTTTTTATAAATATAGCTGTTGGCATTATTCTACGTTTTCAATTTGTTCTTCTACCTTTTCCTTAACTTCCTCCTCTATATCCTTTTTAATGCCTGTTTCCTTCTCTATCTCTGCTTCGCTAATAGCGTTAGTCAAGTCAGTAAATTCAAGCGGTTGTAGCGTCTTAAAATAGATGTCTAATTCGATTCCGTTATATTCAAGTATCTTTTCAAACTCATCAAGAATAGTTACCTGCATTGGTCTGATTACGGTGTTGTCCATAAGTACAGAAGCGGTCTGTAATTCTTCGGCGTTATTACCTAAACCAGATGTGTCTTTAATGCCGACAAGCATAGGCGATACGATACGGTGTGATACCATTACCTTACGCATACTCTCGTCAGACAAGAACTGATACTGTTGGTGTGCATCCGATAGCTGTACAGGTTCAATAGTTGCTGCAAGTTCTTTACTATCGTTGAACGCCAAGATAAACCTTCCTGCGTTAGAACTACCACTAAACTTATTGATAATGCTTCTTTCAATAGCATCCCTTTGTTCTGCATCAGGCGTACCGTTATTGAAGTTAATAAGCATTGATGGACTTAATCCATTCTGAATATTATTGATGTGATAGTTTGCAATTTCTTCTTCAAGTTCTGCATACTGTAATCCACCTTGATAATCAACAGGACTGTAATACTTAAATCCTGCACGATATGGTTTAATGTAAAGTATCTCAATAGGAGAGTTAGAGAAACCAAAAGCAGGTATTCTCTTTAAACTGTCATTCGGTTTTGCTTCAGACCAATTAGAATGATAGTAATATGCCTCTATTTCGCCTTTAGAGTTGCATTTCTCGGCTCTTAACGTCTCAACTGGTATATGCTCTACTTGAGCGATTTTACTGCGGTCTTTGGTGTAAATTACCTGCATTGCAGCTTGACCCATCATTTTAAAGTCGTGGCACACTCTTTTAACTACATTCTTCTTCAGGAGTTCTTTCATCTCCTTATAGTCGGCTTCATTCTCTTTGCTATCAGTAGCATCAAGACCTCTACCGTATATCATTTCAGATATACCATTTATTGCAGCATTGTTTGTAGGACTTCCGTTGTATCTATCTATAAGATAATTGAAGTAATCATTGTCCTCGCCATAGGCAACGAAATCATCATTATAGTACTCTTTAATCTCTGGTCTTGAATAAGAACCAAGTTGTACTATATGTATTTTCCCGTCCTCTTTCTTTTCCATAGTGGGTCTTTTCTTTGCGTAATGTCTTACCTTTTTAGCCATTATATAATTATAAACTCGTTATCGTAAGAAGTTTCTTCTGTGTAATCATCCTTACCAGTCTCATATTTATTATAGTCTGTCTGGTCTGTACAGAAAGCCATTCCTTTGTACTCTACATCACTTCCATCTTTTACTGTGATAGAGTAGAACCTGCCTTCTTTTAGTTGGTTAGCACCGCTTAATGTTATAGTTATTGTAGATATGCCATCAGTACTTGTAATGTTATCAGCAGTTACAGTTGAGGTTTCTCTTTCTGATTTATCGTAAATAAGTACATCAACAGAGGCAGGAGATGAACGTAGTATCGCCTTTATTGTTTGTGGTGTTGTTGATGTTGTCAGTATGTGCATACTAAAGTAACAATGAAACTTTTATTTGTTTCAAATATACAAAAAAGGGGTCGCATAAGCAACCCCCTATTAAATTTACAACCCTATTGAATTTATTAGGTTGGCATATTATTAGTCGATACTGAAGTAGCAGTACCACCAATCCCTACAAATGGGTCAGCATCTGTTGGAGGTGTAGTTGTTACAAACTCATTAGGATAAAACCTTTCCATAGCTTGTAGCGTAAGAGTATATCCCTGTAAGTCTCCAAGCGCAGTCCCAGTTACAGCAGTACCACCAGTTACTTCGCATCCATTTTCAACACCTACCCAGAAAAATTTATCATCTCTTGTTTGGATAAGAACGTGAGGTCTTCCATAAGCCATTAACTTTAACTCTTTGTTATCCTCTTTAGTTAACTTTCTTAAATTAGCAGTAATGTTTTGCTCAAAGAATGTTGTTCCGTTTTCTCTTGAAGAAGTAAGTGTAGTCTCCATTGAAGCATCTCCTTTTACCTCATACTTTGCATATTGGAAACT